TCACTCATACAACATATAGTATAGGAGATACAATGCCAAAAAAAGGTTACAACCCTAAAAAAGGGATGAAAAAAAATAAAGTTAAGAAGAGGAAGTAATGGCTGAATGGCGAGGAATGAAAGTGAAGCTCAACAATCCTACGAGGATTCAAAAGGGCGAACCAGGATATGGTAGAAAGAAATTTAAAGTTTTTGTATCAGATAATGGCAAAGTTAAAAAGGTTATGTTTGGCGATCCTAATATGGAGATTAGAAAAGATAATCCAAAAGCTAGAGCTTCATTTCGTGCCAGACACAAATGTTCCACAGCCAAAGACAAAACAAGTGCAAGATACTGGTCTTGCAGGATGTGGTAAATGCCTTTTGAGAAAATAGGTCCTAATAAATTTAAATCACCTAGTGGTAGAATTTATACAAAAAAACAGGTACAGTTGTATTACGCAACAAATGGATTTAGGAGAATGAAATGAAATCTAGTGGAAAAGTAAGTTGGAAATGGGGTAACAAAACTTATAGTGGTACTTTAATTCCTAGTAGAGAAACAAAGACACATAGATTTGCAAGAACACAGAATGGGAAAATTAAAAAACTTCCTAAAATACAATAATGGCTGAACGCAAACAATGTAGCAATACAGGTTGTGAGAAAAAATTTACTATAAAGAATGGTAACAGTCGTTACTGTTCTACTCAATGTTCTAATAGAGCTAAATACAAACGAGCTAAAGAGCGTGAACGACTAGAAGCTATTAATAAACTAGATATAAACGAAACAACATTAAATCGTGGTGAACACTACAAAGACTATGTAGAAAATTATGCAAGTCTAGTAGAGCAGAAAACAATTACACAATCTGATGTAGCACGACTTATAGGCGTAGCTAAAGATATAGTAAATAAAATGCACAATGCTTATCGCATAGATAAAACTAATGCAGAACAACGAGAAGATTGGTCAACCCCACAAGAGGCTATTGATTCACTACAGAAATTTGAAGATTTTAGAGATAGGTACTTCCAAACAGAAACAGGAGATAAGTATGAAACAGCAGACTTTCATCAACGCTGGATTCAATCTATCTTAGGTGCTATTGATACTGGTGGAGAACAGATGATTCTTAGCCCACCACGACACGGCAAGACTGACTTATTAACACACTTTGCTATATGGCAGATATGTAAAAATCCTAATGTCAGGATTATGTGGGTTGGTGGTAACGAAGAGATTGCAAAGAATGCTGTAGGTGCTGTAGTTGACCACTTAGAACATAATGAAAAACTTATAGAGGATTTCTGTGGACCAGGAGCTACCTTTAAACCTAAGAATAGATCAGGTAAGTCCTGGACATCTGGACAGTTTACTACTGCTACAAGAACAGTTACTGGTATTAAATCACCAACTATGGTTGCTGTAGGTAAAGGTGGTAAGATTCTTTCTCGTGACTGTGACTTAATTATTGCTGATGACATTGAGGACCACGGAACAACTATACAACCTAGTGCTAGAGAGCAGACTAGACAATGGTGGACAACCACACTATCTAGTCGTAAAGAGGAACATACAGCTATTGTTGTTATTGGATCAAGACAGCATCCTGAAGATTTATATAACTTTCTTTTAGAAAACCCAGAGATGACCACGATTGTAGAAGAGGCACATAGTACGGAGTGTGTACTGCCAGAAAACGAAATTGAGTTACATACTGACTGTATGTTATGGGCAGGAAAGCGTAGTTACAAATGGTTATTGTCAAGATTACACGCAGCTGAAACAACAGGTGGTAAAGCTATCTTTGAGATGGTGTATCTTAACAAAGCATTTGTAGATGGTATAACAATGTTTGATGTAGAAGAGATAGATGTTTGTAGAGATGTAAATAGAGTTGTAGGGCAGGTACCTGCTGGAACACATTTGATAGCAGGACTTGACCCAGCTTCTACAGGTTATCAGGCTTGTTTCTTATGGGCTATAGATTCTGATTCAGGAAAACTTTATATGGTTGATATAGAAAACCAAGAAGGTGGTGGTGTCATACAAGCTAAACAAACAATAAAGAAATGGCACGAAATGTATGGACTTTCACACTGGGTTATTGAAGAGAATGGTTTTCAGAGAGCGATACGACAAGATAAAGATTTAAAAGATTACTGTTCACGAGTAGGTATTTACTTAGAAGGACATCAGACACAAAAAAATAAATTTGACCCTATCTTTGGCGTTGGAAGTATGAGAGAATTATTTAAGGAACAATTAATAAGTTTGCCTTATGGTAGTGCAGAAAGCGAAACTAAGAGTAATATATATCGTAGGCAACTAATTTATTTTTCTACTGGTGCTAGTAAGCAGTCTGGTAGAAATAATAAGTCAGATGTTGTTATGGCTTCTTGGTTTCCAATGAAAGTTATAAGAAGAATGCAAAAAGAAAGATTGGCTGAAGTAGGATTAGATTATGAACCAAGTTTTGGAGAATGGGATATAACTGATATGAACGAAACGCCTTGGAGTTAGAATGACACCTGAAGAAATACAATATCAAGTAACACAATTACACTTTGACAACCAGAGTGCATACTCTACTCGTGGTCGTATTCGTGCCATTATGAATGGTGGACCAGATGGTATTCAAGCATTGCTTGGAGATAACCTTAAAGGTTTCCAAGATTGGCAAGTACCTGTACCAAACCTTATGATGTCTGGACTAGAACACTTGTCACAAAAGATTGGTCGTATTCCTAACTTAAAAGTTGATGTACCTAATGGTAAAGATTCTGACAGAGCAAGAATGAAAGCTGAAAAGATTGGCAGAATTGTTAATGCCTATGATGAGGTACAAAAATTAGATTTACAAATGCCACAAGTAGGTAGATGGTTACCTGGTTATGGTTTTGCTGTATGGGTAATTAGAGAGAAGAGAGATGCTAACGGAACACCATATCCTTGTGCAGAACTTCGTGATCCATACAACTGTTTCCCAGGTTACTTTGGTGCAGACCAACAACCAAAAGAAATGGCTATTGTTCGTAGAGTACCTAAAGAATCTTTAGCAAAAGTTTATCCTAAGTTTTCAGACAAAATTATGTCTAAAGACCCTTACCAAACAAACACTCTTGGTGTTGGTAATGCTTATGCTTCTGCATACACAGATTCTTATAACGGCTCTTGGGCAAACTCAAATGGTGAGGGCGACTTAATAGCAGAGTATTACAATGAAGAAGGTACATACATTTTCCATATGACCTCTGCAACTATTCTTGACTTCATACCAAATCCACTTGATAGTGGACCTGCATTTGTTATTGCAAAGAAATTTGCTTTTGATAGATTGCAAGGACAGTATGACCAGATCATAGGACTTATGGCTTCTATGGCAAAGATTAATGTGATGTCAATAATAGCAATGGAAGATGCAGTGTTTACAGAAACAAACATTTCTGGAGAGATAGAATCAGGACAATATCGTAAAGGTAGATTTGCTGTTAACTATTTAGCTCCAGGTACACAAGTATCTAAACCTGCTTCTAATGTTCCTTATCAAATTTTCCAACAGATAGATAGAATAGAACGACAACTTCGTGTTGGTGGTTCTTATCCTACAACTGATGATTCACAGTCACCATTAGCATTTGCTACTGGTAGAGGACTTGAAGAGTTAGGTGCATCTATGTCACTTATGATTAGAGAGTATCACACAGTTATGTCTGATGCTATAGAGATGATTGATGCTAAACGATTAGAGTGGGATGCAAAAATGTATGGTGGTAATTCTAAATCACTATCTGGTTATATGGACAATACTTTTTATTCAGAAACATACGATCCAGGAAAAGATATTAGTTCTTACAAGACAAGAAGAGTCTATGGAGCTATGGCTGGATATGATGAACCACAGAAGATTGTGACTGGTTTACAGTTACTACAAGCTGGTATTATTGACAGACAAACACTACAAGAAAACCTAGATGGTTTAGATAACCTTGTTAGAGTTAACGATAGAATTACAAAAGAAAAAGCAGACAGTGTATTGTTTGATACATTGTTAGCACAAGCCCAACAGGGTGATGCTAAAGCAACTATGGCTGTTGTGCAGATAAGAAAGAATCCTGATGATATGCAAAATATCTTAGATAAGTTCTTTACAGCAGAAGAGCCAGAGATACCAACAGCTGAACAAGAATTGCTTGGAGGAGGTGCTTTGCCACCACAAGGTCCTCCACCAGGCATAGCTCAACTACTTGGTGGGTTAGGTGGATAATGTCAATTAATAAAAAATTTGAAGAGATTGTAGATTTTTGTTTAGTAGATGTTGATGAGCTTGGTGATGACATCATTTTAGAAGAAGATGTATTTAAGCCACGAGGCAAAATGTACATTGACCAACTTCCACCTTTAGTATTCCCATTTGGTTATATGGTTATAAGTTCAGCATTTCAATTTTTTGAAGAAGAAGAAGAGGATGAAGATGACGAGATCAGCGAGTAACAAAGGTTTAAATAAAAATAAATTTAATGGTTCTTCCAGATCAATAGGAAGAAATCCAGGTGGTATGGTTGCAGGTCTTACTGCTGGTACTACTTTTGGTGAAGGTAAAGAGATTAAAGAACAAGTTGCTGCTACTGGTGGTTTGCCTAAAGTTACAGATTTACCACAGCCACAAGCTCCTAAACAGTCAATGCCACAAATGGATGTGTTTGCAAGTACACAAAGACCTAGTGAGCCAGTTACTTCTGGACTAGATTTTGGTCCTGGTATTAGTCCTCCAGCAACAAATCAAGTATTACAAGCCGAAGAGATTAGAAACTTTGTTTATGACAGTTGGCTAGAAACAGGTGATGACAGTTTACTAGAGTTCTTATAATGGTTACTCCAGATGAGGCAAACAGACTTAGTTCTATAAACCAACAAAGTGCAAACATACCTGCATCAGTTATGGTACAAGCTACTAAAGCACAATCAGATGATTCTTTTGTAGAAGGTCTAACAGACTTCTTTAGTAAAGCTAAGGAGAAAACTTATGGTGCAATCAAAAATGCAGTCTTTGAACAATTTAATGTCAACCCTGATACAGGTGGGTTTTCAGAGTTAGCAGTTAAAGGTGGACTATTAGGTGTTCGTTCTCTTTATGAAAATGTTATTGCAGAACCTATTAGAACTATTGGATTAGTACAACAAGGTGCAACATTTTCTGAAGCATATAAAAAAGCACAAATAGAACCATTTGCATATTGGAGAGAAGCTAAAGAAAAAGGGCAGAAAGTTGATTTAGGTACTGCCTTGTTTCAATCTACTGATCCAGAGAAAACACAAACATACAAAGATTTAATTGATAAAGGTGCAGACCCTATACGAGCTAGACAACTAGCTGCTTCTTCTTTAGGAGTTAATGTATTTGACCAAGTATTTGAACAAGAGAAAGTTGCACAGTTTGATGGTGACAGAGCAGCTGCATTAATTGCTAGAGGTAAAAGTCCACATATGACTCCAGGTCGTGTGTTGTTTAAGCCCTTAGAGTTTATTGCAGGTCCTGAAGATAGAGCTTATGATTTTTATACAGGTCTTATTGACTTAGGTCTTAATTTACTTGACCCAGCTTTTTGGGCAGGTAAAGCTGTTAAGGGTGTTAAAGCAGGTAAAAGTATGCTTACTCTTACTGATGAAGGTGCTGACAGTCTTGGTTTACTAAATGGATTTATGAGAAAATCTTTTAGTAAGACATCTGCTAAAGAAGCTATAGATGGAAAACTTGGAGATAACTTGGCAGAGTTTTTATATGATAACAAAGATAAACCTGATGAAATATTATTAAAGTCTAACTTTAATTTAGTAAATCAATTTGTAGTAAAAAATGAAGCATTGAGTGATGAGTTTACTCAATTTACAAAAGAACTGTTTAGTTTAGCTGATGGTCTTGATAAACAAGAAGCTATAGCAGCAGTTAAAAATATATTAACACCTAGAGTGTTAGCAGTTGGTACAGAAGGTATGGTGCCTAAAGTTCAGAAAATAGGACCTTTTAGAAGAGCTATTGATGACTACTTTGGTCCACAGTACCAAACAAAACTTAGTGCTAACAATCCAGATAACTTAATTGTTGAATATACAAAGTTTCTTAAACTTCTTGATCCAGCAGGAACAACAACAAATCGTAGTCAACGAGTAAAAGATATGATTACAGAGCTTGATAAACTAGAAACAAAAAACCCTGCTCGTAGAGGTGCAGCAATTATTAATCAAGTAGTAGATGATTTTTCAGATTTACGAGTTATTTACAAAAACAAATTAGAAACATCAGGAAAACTTACAAGTAAAAATGACAAACTTGTTGATGATGTATTTACAGTATTGCAAAGAGTTTTAAAAGAACAATCTGATACAGCAACAAATTTACCAGAACTAAATAGATTTGGTGGAGTAGCTGATCAATTCGGACAGTTTTGGAAAAAACAAAGAGATAAAGGTAATAAAGAATTTCAAAATTTGACTGATAACCAAATTGATGAAGTGTCTAAAACATTCTTTACAAAAAATGTTTTAGAGTCAACACTTACGCAAGACCTTAAATTACAAAATCCAAGTCAAGTTATAAAACTTGTAAACAAACTAGATTCAAGTTTCAATGGTCGGTATAGAGATTTGTTAGGAATTGTTGGTGAATCAGGTGTAGGTAATGGTATTGATTTTTATGTAAGTCAATTATTTAAACCCTTAGTTTTATTAAGACCAGCTTGGACAGTTAGGGTTATAGCTGAAGAACAATTAAGAGCTGTAGCGAATGGTGCATTAGGGGCATTAGACCATCCTATCGGACTACTTGCTAGAATTTTTGATGACAACATTGGTGTTAGAGGAAGTTATGCAAAGGAAGGTTGGTTAGATACAACTGCTTTTAAATTAGGTATTTCTGAATCATCTACAGGAGATGTAGCTAGACAAGTAACTAAAGGACAAAGAATAGTTCTTGATAACAAGTTGAAATATATATCAGCTAATAAATTAAGAAACCTAGAAGGTTGGCAAGAAGGTCAATGGAGAATGATTAACCTTCTTAGAACAGATACCATAACAAAAAAAGTTGCAGCCATAGAGTTATCAGATGATGTATCAGGTGGTTTTGCAAAACTTGCTATTGATTTAAAAACTCCAGGTAATGAATTTAGAGAAGCAATGCTTAACTTGACAGCAGGTAATAGCAATATGTTTAAGTTACTTGATGGATCAAGTGGCTTGACTAAACAAGAGTATGATGAAGCAGTTAATTTATTTATTGAAGGTATGCGAAATAACTTAAAAGGTTTCTTATCTGCTGATGGTAAAACAGTAAATCCAGATCTGTACAATGTTGTTATATCTGGAAAATTTACAACTGCTGATGGTAAAACAATTAACCTAGATACAGCAAGAAATATAGGAGCTAAACAATCTGATTTAGAATTACTAGAAAAAAATATGCTTGGAGAAAAAGAAGCTAAAGCATTACAGAAAAAAGTAGATGCTTATGAGAAAAATGTTTTTAATAAATACATAGAAAAATTTGGTGGTGATGGTGTACTACCTGATAATGTAGATTGGAAAGTACCACCAACAACAGAGAAAAAAGGTTTCTACGATACAATTACAGAAAATGGTTTTAAGTGGTTTATGACACAACCAACTAATGCACTATCTCGTATTCCAGTGTTTAAAGCATCTTATTGGAAAAAGTCAGAGGAACTTATATCTATTAGTTCTGAAAGTGTAAAGCAAAAAATTATTGCAGGTGCAGAAAAAGCAGGATTAAATAAAAAAACTATAGAGCGTATGAAAAAAATTAAGTCAGGAGACATAGAATTTATTGGAACAAAAATAACATTAGATTTTAGTGGTCAAATACATTTTGGTCCTAAAAAAAATTTGTTAGAACTTTTTAGAAAATCAAATTTAAAAATAAAAGTACTAGACCCAAAAACAAATAAATTAAAAACAGTAATTGGACCTTATGATGAGCCAAGTATGTTAAGTTTGATTAGAGCATTAAAAAATAATAAAGTAGATATATATTTTGACAAAGACACATCAATAAAAAAGATAAATCAATTACTAGATGAATTAGAAAATAAACCTTTATGGGATGGAAAAACATTTGATGATAAAACTAAAGAGGTTCGTAAATTTGGAACAGTAAGAGTATCTATACTTAATAAATTAAAAGATTTAGAAAAAGCAAATAGTTCTTTGTTTATAAAAAATGGTATTGATGATGCAGAACTTATAGAAATAATGGCTAAAGGTTATGGTGTAGATACAACTAAAAAATTACTATATGACATAACAGAACAAAGAAGATTTTGGGAAACAAGTCGTTGGTTGTTCCCATTCGGTAATGCGTATCAAGAGGTTCTCACAACTTGGATAGGTATTATGAAAGCTAATCCACAAGTTGCTGCAAGAACAGGAACTATTTGGGATGGTGCATCACAAGAAAATGATACTTTCGGACCAACAGGTAAAGGTATATTTTATAAAAACCCTATCAACGGACAAGTAGTATTTAACTATCCAGGTACAGGATTAATACAAGACTGGATGTTTAAAGATGCAACATCTAATCAGGATGTAAGAGTTAATATGCCTGTTTATGCAGAGAGTATAAACATTGCTGCTGGATTGCTACCAGGTTTTGGACCTGTAGTCCAGATCCCTGCTGCATTTATGTTTAGAAACTTTCCAGAAGAAGGTTTAGTAAACAAAGTATTGTTCGGTGAGTTTCCTCCATTTGATTATCAAAACAAAGATGAGTGGACTAAAGCATTAGGATTAAAACCAGCTTGGGCAGATAAATTTATTAAATTAATATTTAATCAAGGAGAAAATGCACAAGGTGCTTTTGGTAATACAGTTATAGACACATACAAAGCATTACTGTATTCAGGTCAGATTGATGACAGCACAGAAGAAAAAGCTAAAGAAGGTATGCAGAAAGCAGTAGAAGGAGCAAAAGTATTATTTTTGTTTAGAGCAGTATCACAAGTGCTTGGACCTGCTGGTGCTTCATCACCAATATTTGAAATAACAGATAAAAATACAGATTACTTTATGTTTGAAACATTAGCTGATGAATACAGAACAATTAAACAATCTGTTAACTATGATGATGCTTTAGCAACAGAAAAATTTATTGAAACTTATGGTATAAATCCATTACCTTTAACAGTTGCTAAAACAGTATCTATAGAGAAATATCCTTCTACTGTTGATGGTGCTAACTGGATGAAAGACAATATGGAGATATACGACAAATATCCATTAGTAGCTTGGTATTTAGAACCACCTCCAGTTTATGCAGAGTTTTCTTATGATGCTTATAAGAGGTCTTTATTAGAAGGTAAAAGAGAATATAGAACACCTGAACAATGGGCTACTGCAAAGAATAAACTATTAGGATCAGTTGCTTTAGAGCAGTATGAAAGAACTATTGGCATTATGGGTAACAATACAGCAGCTGCTAAAGCATTAAGAGATGCTAAGAAAAAAGAACTAGAACAAAGATATTGGGGTTATGGACAGCCTGGTATTGTTGGTTCTCCTAATAAACCTACTATTGAAATGCAGATAGACCAGTTAATTAAAATGGTTAATGACCCAGAATTACAAAACTTTGAAACAGTTGTAGCTACTAAGAAATATTTAGCTATAAGACAAACTGTTATAGATAGTTTTGTTGCTGCTGGTAAGTCAGAAACTATATGGAAAACTGGTAAAGATTATGCAGGTGTAAGGTCAGCACTTAGAAATGAAGCTACTAAAATAATAAAGGAAACTCCACAATTTGGTCCTATGTTTGATACTCTGTTATCAAGAGAGATAGAACCTGAATATGAAGATGATTTGCTAGTACAATTAGGATTAGGAATATGACAGAAAAAGAACAATTTATAGCAGAGATATTAGCATTAGTTAAACAACCTTTAGCTGGTTCTAACCCTATTACTCCTACTGAAGAACAAATAGCATTGTTACAAGCATCTAAAGATACAGCTGATGCTATGAATGTAGCAAGGAACCTTGGTTGGACAGATTACTTAGTTGAGTGGAGTTTAAATAAACCAGTTGATGAACAAGAAAATTTACAAAATGCTTTAACTCTTGCCTTACAAGGTGACACAAGCAATTATCTTGGTGTTGATGCAGCTACAGTTATTAATCGTGGTGGAGAAGTAACAACTATTGGTGCTTATGGAGAAAACTTTTATGTCAATGGAGATCAGAATGTATTTGAAGCATCTACTCCAGAAGAGATAAGAGATATACAAGCTAATCTTATTAACGCAGGTTTATTAGGTGTAAAAGTAAATAGACCATTTAGACCAGGTGTTTGGGGTAAATCTGAAAAAGAAGCTATGTATGACCTTATGAGTCAAGCTAATCAAAATGGTGAAGGTAAAGCTGAACGTGGTTGGGAAACACTTATGCAAGTGTATCTTGATAACCCAATACCAGAACCAACCAAAGTACAAGCGTATTTACCACCAGATTATAAAGCAGTTTCTAACAGTGTTAAGAATTTATTTGAAGCAGAGTTAGGTAGAAAACCAAAACCTTATGAACTAAAATTATTAGCTAATACCTACTTGTCAGAGGCACAAGCTGCATACCAACAAGATGTAGATTTTGCACAACAACCAACAGATATTATGGCAACAGCTGGAGAACTAGAGTCTTACGGAAATCACATACAACCTGTAGTAGAACCAGGAGTAACAGACATAGACCCTAGTGCTAGAATGAAAGATGTATTTGACAGAGTTACTCAAAAAGAACAGGAAAGGTTAGGAAGAAATCGTGATATTCAAGCCACTAATAATCTCATTATTGGTAGCATCACAGGTGCTCCCCAGTAGTATTATGGAAAATGAAATGACAAATGACAATAATCCAGCATTAATAGATATATATTTAGAAGCATTAAAAATGCAAGAAAGTTCTGGTAATTATCAAGCACAACATACACCAGAAGTAATTACAGATATTGTTACTGGAAAAAAAATTAGAGTACAAGCTGTAGGTGCATATGGAATATTAGATATTAATTGGACTGGAACTGAAACACAAAAATCTTGGGCAGAACAAGCAGGATATAAAAATGCAGATTGGCACGATCCAGTTGCACAGGATGCAGTCGCAAAATATAAAGTACAAGAGTATTTTAATAAGTATGGTTCTTGGGATGCTGTATCTGTTGCTTGGTTTTCGGGTGAAGGTAACGCAAATAAATTAGTTAAAAATGGAACTATTGATTACAGTGCGAGTGATGCTAATGGACAAACTATAGAAAATTATGTTAATCAAATGAATAAAAAAATATCAGAGGAATTTATGAATATGGAAGTTCCTATAAAACCATATACACCTCCACAAATAATTGAAGGTCCACAAACAAATCCTGTAGTAGATAGCCAAAGAGCAAGTCAAGAAGTTTTTGCTGCACAAATATTAGATGCTATGACTAAAGCTAATGCTGGTGGTATGCGACCAAGTTTTGAATCACAAGTTCCAGCAGAGGCAGGAGATTTTGCTGACACGGTTGCACAAACACAAGTAAGGCGTGGAGATATACAATGATTAAATATTTAGTTGTAGGCTCACCTGGTAGATATAGACTACAAGCTGTAAGACCTGGTGGTAAAGATTATCAATCTGGTATGTCAGCAGAAGCAGCAGAAAAAACAAAAATTGCTTTAAATGCTGAATACTATAGAAAGAAAAATGAAACTCCACCTATTAGTTCTGTAACTCCTGATGAATCAAAATTAGATTTGAATGAAGATAAAGTTCAAGAGTTTGTAGATGTATTTACTACAAATTTTTATCCTCCTACTGCTGTATCTAAAGCTTTAGCTGATCCAACAAAAACTATAACAGAAAACATTGCACAAGCATTTGAACCTGGTAGTAACAATGTAGATACATCAAGTGATTGGATATTAATATCTAAAGCACTTTATGAGGGTCCAGGAATAGTAAGTCCAATAAATAACACTGGAGCTATTACAACAACTCCAGATACTTTGTTGTGGTACAACACGGGGTCTAAAAATACTAGACCAGGAAATGAAGTTCCTGAATCAGCAATAATTAATAATCAACCTATAAAAGAAGGTTCACTAGGTGTACCTGGAGAAGTTTCAAATGAAACATTTAACATTTGGACAGAAGCAAACAAAGAATCAGTTATAGAAGATACCCTTGGTATAGATAGGAACTCTTCTATGATTCAATTACAAGCAGCTGCTAAAAAAGCAGGTATAAGAATACCTGATTTTGGTGAAGAAATAGGAACAGAAAATCGTAGAAAAGTCTTATATAATTTAATTAGAGCCGATCAACAAACTGAAATAGATGATGCTATAGAACTTGCTAAAAGTAAAATAAGTGCAAGTAATGTTAATGTAGTAACTCCTAAAGTAGAAAATAAAACACCACAAGAAGTACAGGACTATCTTAATGCTACTCAAATAACTTTATATAAAAATAATACAGAAAAAGTTGTAGATTTTAGAACAGCTGATAGTTATATTCAAGATGGTTGGTCAACAGAAAAACCAGAAAATCTAGTAACATCTTCTGAATTATCAAGTTTAGCAGGAAGCGATTTTGGAAGATTAGTAGAACAAGGATATGTTTCTTTATCAGATGCACCAACAGACTTACCAACAGACTTACCAACAGACTTACCAACAGACTTACCAACTGATGAGGGAGAAGTTGTAATAGAAACACCTACTACAGGTGGTGAAGTTGTTACAGGTACAGGATTAGCAAGTGAATCATCTGGACAAATGATAAGCAATGCACAATCAGAGTTTTTAAATGTACCAAAAGGTGCTTGGCTATGGGATGTAGATGGTGCTAATTATCTAGTGTACGAAGTTCCTGGTGCCAATGGTGAAGTCTATGAAGGTAACCCAATTTATATGGCTTACGAAGTTATGGATAATGATTTAGTAAAAGCTGGTATTGTGTCACCAGAAGCTCCAACAGTAAGTCCTAATGCTAAGGTTAATAAAGCATTCTTTGATTCTGTTGCTATAGTTACAGGTAATACAGATCAGTTATCCTCTTTAATAGATAATCCTTTTGCAAGTTTTGTAGAAACAATCAATGAACAATCACAAGTTGCACCTTGGATTACAGACCCAGAAATGATTTCTTTGATAGCAGAAGCTGCTGTAGAAGGCAGAGAAATTAGTGATGCTGAATGGCAGACAACTAACTGGTATCAAACAAATAATCAAAGTCAAAGAGATTGGTTAAGAACTTATTATGCTGATCCAGCAACTGCAACACAAACAATAACAGATGGTCAAATAGCAGTAGCTAACTCTTTACAAGCAGCAGGTGTATCTAATGCACCAGAGGCATTAGTTAATTGGATTTCAAGTAAATATGTTACAGGCGATTGGTCACAGACTTATACAACAGAACAAATATCTTTATTCGCTGATCCATATGCAGAAGGCAAAAGAGATGAGTCTTTAGAAAACTACTTATCTTCTACTGCATTAACAGGAGTAGATAGAACCACAGAGAGAGAAAGAGAAGTTACAGAGCTTTACAATAAATGGTTAGGACCTACTTTAGGTAAATTGACAGATAACGAGAGAGCAGAGATTGCAGGTAAATTAAGAGATGACCCTGACTATGAAGATGCTTTAATTAGTTCACTTAAACAATCAAGACTTGCTGCATTTAGTAATTACACAAATCCAGAACTTACTTATGAAGATATTGCAAGACCTTGGAGAAACTTAACTACTTCTGTATGGGGTCAAACAGCAGATGAAACACAAGGCTGGTGGCAAGAAATGGTTAAGACTAACGACTTTGCTAAAGCACAAACTACACTTAGAGAGAAGGGCTTAGAACAAGATATAACACAAGTTACTACAGATGCAACACAAGCATTACAACAAGCGTTAGGACAAGGTTCTGTAAGCCAGACAGGAGTTAATGTATAATGGCTACTTACGCTGAACTCGCACAGAGTTTATATCCTAATATGCCACCTGATATTTTAGCATTATTTTCTAGTGAGTGGGCAAGAACAGGAGATCCACAAGTAGCTATTGCAGAAGTAAGAAGAAGTCCTGCTTATGAGATAGCATTTCCAGGTAATAAAAGACCTGATGGAACAGTTAAGTTTGATGAAGTAACATACACAGGTTTGAAAGAGAGTTATATAGGTACATTACAAGAGTATGGTATCCCTAGAAATACATCAGTAGATTTACTAACAGATAGATTCACAGGTCTTATTGAAGGCGAAGTATCTGCTAGAGAATTTGCTCAAAGAGTAGATGCTACATTCCAAGGTATACAAGAAAACATACCAGAAGTACAGTCTTTTTATAGAGAGAACTTTGGTTTAGATTTAACACCTGAAGCTATCTTTGTTGGTGCATTAGACCCAACAGTAGGTGAAGAGATTGTTGCAGGAAGAATAACTACTGCACAGATTGGTGGAGAAGCAGCAAGAGCAGGGTTTAGTATTACAGGTGATTTGGCACAAAGACTACAAAGAGCTGGTGTTACACAAGCACAAGCTAGACAAATCTTTACAAGTGCTGAACTACAGTTACCACAGTTACAAGAGTTACAGGCACAACAAGGTGTTGCTGAAGAAGAAAGATTTGGTTTAGAAGAGTTTACAGAAGCAGCAGTATTCCAAAGTCCTGAAGAAATACAGCAAATACAAAGACTTAGAGAAGAACAAATATCAGAGTTTGCACCAACAACAGGTGCTACAAGAACAGGTCGTAGAGTTACAGGATTAACTGAACTTTAATACTTGTATATCCCACATATAGTAGTACTATATATAGTATCGCATAGCAAAAGTCTG